TGAGCACTAATTGCGTTAGTAGGTTTCCCCATGAGTAGCAATCGGCGTTGAGCCTCTTCTAGCGTTTTAAAACGTGGTTCATATTCGCCTTTTATGGCGTTTATTTTTTCTTCCTTCGTCGGAATGTATTCAACTACTGGTGGATCTTCGAATATACCGTTTTTATAAACTTTTCCATCGAGAAAGGCGTCTAACATTGCATCTCCGCCATATATATATTGAGCAGCATCCGGATATTGTTCTTTAGCTTGCTTAAGCAAAGCCTCTTCACCGATAGGTACTATCATATTATCTACGATGGACGTAATTCGACGTCCGTCTACATCAAGGACATGAATATAATTGTTCATTTCTTTTATCCTTTCGTCATTAACAAGGGGGAATATATGAATAGTACTATTAAGCACTCTCCATATACTGTTGATGGTGTAGCCTATTTAGCTATTGGTAATTAAGCAGAAACACCAAACGAAAATACGCTACATTTGATATTTGGATACTTAAATACAGTATCATTCGTGAACCATACTTTGAATTTTAATTGGTCATATTCGGTGATTAAATTCCAATCTGCTTCACGTGGATTTTTGTATTCAGCCTTAGCGAAAAAGCAGGTAGAATAAGGAATTATCCAATTGTGATATTGTCCATCCTCACCACTTACTCCCCATTGGATAGTGAACCCATTGGCAAATTTCACAAACCCATTTTCCTCAAGCCTTTGTGCTACAATTCCACCCATTCCAAGAAGATTTTTTATATCTTTCAAAGTAGAAACTGGATTTTCTTGCCAGTTAGTCGCACCAAGGATTTTGGCAATCATTGCCGTAATATGCGGATGGGAGGAAATATCTGTGTTATGAGTGGATAATTCAGTTTTTACTTTTTCTAAAAGTCCGCCATGTGCATGCTCGTCTGTGTTATGACGTTCCATTTCGCCAGCTGTAATATACGCTGCATCACTACGTTGTACTACCACACTTGCTGCATTATCAACTGCGATTGTTACTTCAAATACTTTGGAATTGATAGGCGTATCTTTTGCTGGAATATAATCTACAAAGTTACCACCATTAGTGTATGCGATCATAACCGCCGTACTATCATCTTCACCATCTAATTTTGCGAACACACCAATTTCACGAGCATAAAAGCCATGTTCCAAGTGTTCATTACTTAATGCAAAATCTAATTGGAATTGACCTTCTTTAACAAATCGCCCTGGAGATGCAAAAGGCAATTCCAACAATGGATTGATCACGTTTTCCATTATTTCTATATTTTGATTGGTTAGTTGTCCATCGCCAGTTACTACCTTAATAGGTACTAATGATTTACCAGTCGCATTTGATTTCGCAATCAAGATACGGCCATTTTTAGTTTGAGAAATACTAGGATATTTCGCCATGTTACCCCCCTAAATTCTAATAATTTCTTTTGTATCAACCACACCACCGATATATGTATTATTTGATGTGCTTAATTCATCAATATCAACTTTTGCATCAATTCTGATAATTTCCTTAACATCAACCACACCACCGATATATACAGATTGTGATAGTTTAGTTGTACTTTTAAATTTGATAAGTAAATTTTTAGGAATGATTGGCTCGATATATTCCCAAACATTAAATAATAGGTATTCATTGCCTGGTTTAAAATCAAGCCAATATTCATACGCATTGCCGTTTACACTATGAGTTACTACCCCTTTTCCGTACTTGAAATCAAGCATTTCCTGTACTTTAGGCATAGTAAAAGGACGTTGACCGATTAATACTGATAGTATCTCGTTTCTACGTCCTTGTGTGTCTTTTAAATTAATAGGTGAAATATCAAGTATTTTCTCCCATGCATCTAGTCCATAGTCTGATGCAGTATAGATGTATTCTTCCTTGAATATTCCGAGCATTAATTCCCATAGTATATTTAATTCTGCGTTTTCTACACGATACACTTCTTGTATATCACGAGAATCACGAGTTAATGGAACGGCAAATTGTGATATATCTATATCACGCTTAAATATTCCAAAATCTGTAATCATACAGCCACCAAATTAATCGTACCCATTACAGGGATTTGATTATCCTTTAGTTCTAACTTTGGTATATTCTGTCCATTAATCTGAATGTGTCCAACATCTAGCACGTTCGGTAGTTCAACTGTCAATGCAGTTACAATGCTAGAACGCACTGTGATGAATTGATTTTCATCTTGTTTCGCCCATTCTTTACAACGATTAATTAAGCGTTCTTTGATAGCCGTTTCAATAGTATTCTTGATTTCTGCCACTTGATGGCCTTGTGTCATTGTTACTTCGATTGTGTAATTAATCGGAACAGGTTCAGCCTTAACTACTGTTACAGTATGTCCGATAGGTGCTAATCCATAGCCTTTGCCTTTAGGCATCGGATCTATAACATTCTCAACCTCTTTGATGAGTTCATCATCCGCTGGGCCGTAATCACTATTAAGCACTACCAATTTAACAGTACCGCCACCATTCCAACATCGATACACCTTAACACCACCAACACCAGGAATGGCTAATACCTTTTCTTTATAGTCAGCACCATTACCGCCATATGCTTTAGATTTCAAAGCCTCAAAATATCGTTGACGGAATACTTCGGTTTCTTCCTCATCTTCGCCTGGTGTTATATTCTTCAAGATTTTAGCAGTAGTTAATCCGTTAATACCTTGAATTGGTGTGATATCACCAGTTACAAAGTTAGGGGAACGGCCAAATTGTTCGCAACGCATTTTGTATTTATGATCATTGTCATTCAATACTTCCGTTACGATGAAATTGTATTCATTGTAATTAAACCTAGAGCCGATAGGCACAGCCATATTGAATTGTGCCTCAAATTCCCCTTGTGTAGCTGGCTCTGGGTAGATATTAAATTCAGCTGCACGTAGAATTAAGAATTCCCTGTCAGCAGTCCTTGCAAACGCTTGTTTCAATATAACATCAGCTAGGATATAGAGTTCTGCAAATTCAATACTAGCTGGAGCAGTAGCATCATAGATTACACTACCCTCACGGCGGTCGAATTCATCTTTGACCCTATCAAGCATTCGCTTTTCTATCCTGTCAGCCGTCATATGCTCATACAATACCGCTCACCCCTTTCTTAATTCCTTGTAAAGTACCATATATAGTATCAACATCAAATTCAGTCATGACATCACCACCATTATTACTAAATTCAAAGTTGTATACCTTTGTTATTCTATCGTCATTCATCAAAGCCTCTTCTATACGCCGTTGCAATTCAGCGTACACATATGGAATAGGTTGTCCGAACAAGTCTTGTAATTCGATACCATAATTCCAACTGTAAATAATGTATTGATATCGCTCTGTATTAATAATTTTGTAAATAGCTTGCTCCATAGCACGCAACTTATACGCATAGCCTCTAATTTGACTATCCGTTCTAAAATCAACATCATAAGTATGCGATGGTTCAATATATTGTACAGTATCAGGTATTAAGGCATCGTTACTTTGTTTTGGTAAAAGTAAATTGTCCGCCATTACTTAGTTGTACACCCCCTATTTGGGTTATACCAACGGTCTAACGCTATATATCGTTGTCCGCCAGTTTCCTTTAACATAATGACCTTATCACCCATAACTAACTGATTATGCACTAGGAATTTCTTCCGACCTGTGTAATCGTGGTTATGACTTGCGTATTCAGCATATCCACCGCCACCAGCTCTATTTTCTGTTACATGGTCAACGCTCATTTCTACAGTCCATTCACAGGTGTTTTTGGTAAGAATAATATTCTCTTCAGGTACAGTTAGTTTAGGGTCAATCTTAATAGCTAGCGGTGATACACTGACAACTTCGCCGACGATTACTTCCATAGGTTCGCCATTCGATATAACGGTGCTCGCTATTTCTTTAATCGTATTAACGATTTTCATGTATTCGCTATCCATTATTGAGCCCCCATTCGAATAATCTTAGTTGGTGCTTCGCCGTTATGCCATGCATAATTTGCGTCGCCATACTTCATAGCATATCCACGGCTAGATGAGTTACCAAAGCAACCACCAGCACCATCAGCAATTACAACATGGTCATCGTCGCCATAAATCAATAAATCGCCCTTGTTAGCATATCCATTGAACTGCTCGGTAACATATCCTTTCGCTTCTAGGTTTTGGCGAAGTGTAGGAACAGATGCCGTCCCTTTATCATATTCCGCTTTTAAATCGGAGTTGTAATATGAGCCAGTAGCGCATACTGTATCAGCACAGCCTACGCTACCATATTGAGACACACGGCCGTCATTGGCGCTGAATGCGGTATCAACTTGACCCGCTGTACCACCTGCACCAGTAGCAACTCCACCGGCACCAGCAACAGATTTTGTTTTCTTGCTAGCCTCGATTTTCTTAACCGCTTCAGCATCTTCGTCTTTTGCAACTTCATAAGCTGCGTCATTATCAACGTATCGTAAATCTAAATCCATTCCATGAAATCCTGTTTTAAATGTATGAGTAACAGATGTTACCATCATGTAATTATTAACAATCATATCGCCAAAGTTTCGATTGATGTACACCAAGGATCCACCACGCACACGCACATCACCAATGACATTTTTCAACTTAATCTCACGGCTTTTCTTGTTTTTGTGAGCCATGATTGCTTTGGCTTGCGCTACTGCGTTGACGTCCTTCTCTTTAGGAATAAGCAGATACTGTAATCGCCCCCATTGGTCAATATGCTTCTGGTCTTTTGCGATAAACGTGTTCTCTAGCTTGCTTTCTGCACCATTTGGGACTGTACGGACGATTTTTACATAGTTGTATGTTTCCTTGTCTATGGAGGTCGTATATTGCACATCTTCCATACACTCGTCATCAATGTAAATATCGGTCTTCATTGTCTCAAACGATGCTAGTCGTAACTCGCCGCCCTCATCATACAAGTGATAGAACGCATGATTAGGCGTGTATATGGCCGTTTTATCGAGTAGTTGGCATATCATTTCTTGCAATGACTTATCTTTGAATAAGGTTTGCGGTTTCTCAGGAGTTTTCCATACGGTATCGTCCATATAACCACATTTTAATCCGTAGTCATCCGCTACCATTTTAATGAATTCAGTCGCTGTCATAGCTCCGATAACGTAGCAGTCCTTGTTCTTCAGATAGCGTAACTGATCATAGCAAGTAACAGAAATCGAATTCTTGCCGTCTCGTTGCTTCTCAAAGACGAAGCCTAGAAATACAACTCCGCCATTTACAACAAATTTGACTATATCCCCCTCTTCAAAATTAAGATTTGGGTCTTTCGGTACTTTAAATGTTAGCTTACTAGGCACGCAATCAACCGCACGAGTGATTTGCACATTATCTTCTGGTTCAACTAGCCATAGATTACCGCTATCCTTATTCTCAATAATCAAGTTATAGCGAAGCTGCACCGGCATAGGTATTGGTGTAACTGTGCCATTGATTTGAGATTTTTCGACTGTTTTCTTTTCATCTATAGCCATTCGTTATTACCCTCTCGTTTTAATTGGATAACCTGACCTACACCCAAGATAGCCGGTACAGCAATTTTATTAAGTGCTGCAATTTGGAATAGATTATCTGTATTGCCTAGTTGCTTCTTAACGATTTGTTGTAAAGTCTGACCTTTTGAGACCTTAGCAGTAGATGCTACCGCCTTACCATCTGTTGGTCTATCCGATTTAACGCTACCTTTTGCAGTACCGTCTTTGTCGGTCTTCACTTCAATTCGTTTAGCGCCCCAAGGCTTCCACTGTTTCAATGTAACGCTAGCATACGAGTCAAAGCCATTATCTGCATCCTCTTCTATGACGTAGTTTTCAAGCGTACATTTCATGTTAGTCATAGCTAGCATTTGTCCGCCTGGTTTCATCCGTACCACAATAAACTGAAAGATTGTCTTTGTCGTTTTAAGTTTTTCGAGTTCATCGATGTAATATTTAGCCTTTTTAGACTTAAACAACATCGATTCATTAAACGGATAATCAGAGTTAGGCAATAAGAATTTAAAAGCAATGTCCGTAAGCCCTGCAGGCTTAATAACATTAACTTCACCCTTTCCTAATAACTCCATTGTTTCGTTCTTCCCATTGATAGTAGTAGTTAATTCTTTAGGAGGGATTGGAATTTGCATCGTCCCCATATAGAAGTAATACATTTAGATCCCCTCCCTTTGAATTGCAAATGCATCTTTCAAGCCTTTCGAGATTTGACTTGTAAAACCGTCTAAGTCTGTACCGTTGTTAATTTCCACATCATTATTCATTTGAATATGGATAATATTGGCATCTTGCCATTTCTTCAAGGATTTATCGATAGCGCTTTCACGTAAGGCTTTTATTTCCTCGTTAGTCATATCGATAGACTTACCCATTTTATCGGTATTTTTAGCAGTTTTACCCGTATTGCCTGCGGTTTTATTAGCCGCATCATGATCAGCACCTTGAGTAATTTTGCTAGCGTCAAACTCTTTAGGAGTTTGTGGCCCTGTCATGTTAGGCAGTAAATCACTAAGGCTAAGGTTAACCCCAATGTTATAGCCTTCGTTAAGAGCTCCCGTAATACTAGAATATTCCCTCTTGCCCATGACGGTAGTTTCACCGCCGGCAATCTCAAACCGTTCTAATACACCAGTAGATCCTCCTACTTTATCGATATTTACACCAGGAATTTTATTAATAGCATCGATAATATCGTTAATTCTAGCTTTCACGAATTGCCAAATACCATTCCATATATCGATAAACAAGTTACCGACTGCATGCAATGGGTCTTTGAATACGTTGGCTAAGAAATTAACAAATGCTGCGATAATATTCCATCCCAATGCGAACACATTGAAAATAGCAGAACCGAACGCCCAAAAAGCACCAACTACAATTCCTAGTACGCTAATATTCGCTTCACAGAAATAGTTAATAGCTTCTACTGCTAAGTAGATTATGACTATAACTGCAACAATCAAGCCAATTATCCATGTTAACGGACACGCATATAATGCAGCGTTCAAGCCCTCTTGAGCTACAATCATTGCTAATAGAGCAGCAGTTTCCGCCCAATCTGCTACGGCCTTAATCGCCATAGCACCAGCAGCAATAATCGTTCTCCCGGCTGCTATACCGGCTTGAATTGCATAAAACGCCATAACACCGCCCAATACCATCATTGCTATATACATGATAGACGAGTGTTGTCTTACAAAGTTAGATAATGTATTAAAGGCCCATACTGCAGTGTTAATCGTTTCACCGATAACACCTACGAGCCAATAGAATACCGGTGCTACCGTTTGGATAGCTCCCGTTACGTTATCCACTAACTCACGGATACCCTCGCTATTAGCAAGGTCAGATATTCGTTGGAACACTGGCTCGAACGCCCGAATAGCTTTATTCTTGATTGATTGCATATGATCGCCCCAAGTTTTTGGCAACGATTCAAACTGCTTTTCAATTTCAGGCATATTATTCATGATGGCGTTCTTAATTACATCAGCGGTGATCTTCCCCTCTGAGGCTAATTTTTTAAGCTCGCCACGAGATACGCCCATTGATTTAGCAATGATGTTTTCAATCATAGGTGCGTTTTCAGCGATAGAACGGAATTCATCGCCCTGTAACTGTCCACTAGCCAAACCTTGCGTTAATTGGAGCATAGCGTTCTTTTGTGCTTCTTTTGATGCGCCACCAATAGCAAATACCTTTTGAATGCCTTCCATGAATTCTACTGCTTTTCGAGGGTCAGGGAATGCATCATGTGCCGATTGTGATACTTGAATGACCGCATCAGCCATCTCCATATATCCACCTCTTGCACGTTGAGCAGATTCAAATATCTGCTTATTCAGGTAAATAGCGTTTTCTTGGCTACCAGCTACCAATTTAAGGCGAGCTTGAACTTGAGCCCACTCCGTAGCAGTATCTTGTATTGATTCGATGGCTCCTTTTATAGCACCGATGCCATTCATCACAGTACTCGCCAACAGGTTACCAGCGAAGCTGTTCATGATACCGCCCATGCTAGCTTTTAGTGTTTCACTAGCATTCGATACACCGTTCATCTTATTATGTAACGTGTTCATGGATTGATAGGCTTTAGTTGTTGCGTTTGCGGCTGCGTTCATAGCATTAGGAATATTAGTAGAGAGGCTTATATAGTTAGAAAGTGTAGCCATTCATTACCCCCTTTTTGCCTTTTTCATTTCATCTTGCTCATCTTTAGCATGTTGCTGAATAAAGGCAAATACTACAGCCTTTTCATTCATGTCCATATCCGCAAAAACAGAAGGTCGCATATGGTATTTAACAAATGCCAAATATGCGAACATCGTTTCTGTTTCATTGGATTCTAGGAGTTTTTTACTTCTTTTACCTTATCTTCCATGCCGACATCATATCCTTGGGCTTCTGTTACTGCTGCCAAAAGGTCGGCATATTCGCCAGGTGTAAGCATTGCTTTTACAAGCTCAACAGGCTCAGTAACACCCCAGCTATCTTGAAGTTCTGCATCATAAAGATTAGGGTAAGTGATCGCTTTAGATAGCACATCTTCATTGTATGCAGTCGCATCAAAGCGTTCTTCAGATTGACGAGTGATGCGGTCAGTAATACGTTTAGTGTATTTTTTACGCATTTTTTCTGTTTCATCAGTAGCTAATGTCTTGATTTTCCATGCGATAGGCTCGCCATTAGCACCTTTAATACGTTTAGACGCCACATATTCAGTCTCATTGACTACATCAACATTTTGTTTAAGGAATGCGCTTAAATTTTCAGCCATTGTAAAAACCTCCTAAAAAAAGGAGCAAGCACTAGGCTTGCATCCCGTCTAATTCATTAAAGTGTTGAACATATTTAACACCTTCATAGGTGAAGTTGTGTTCTTGTTCGATGTATTTGCCTTCAGCGTCGAATTCAGCTGCTGTTAATTCATCTAGGTTCACACCTTTTAGAATTACAGAACGGCGACCAGCTTTAGAAGTTGGATCATTATTAACTACTTGCATATCAAAGTATGTATCCACACCCGTTTTCAAGTACTTTTCAACCATCTTATCGAATAAAGCTGTGTTGTGGTAAATGGTTAAGCTACCGCTGTATTCTACGGAGGTAGACTTATTACCCGCACCGATACGGCCCAAAATAGCCACTTTTTCTTTATTCTTTTTGATTTTTGCACTGAGTTTCTTAGCTTGGAACAATAAGTATCTGTTCCCGTTCTCCACGATATAGCAAGATGCTAATTTAGAAGAAACAACGTCAGCTGCATCCATCGTTTTTAATGCATCTAAAATTTCATTTTCCATGCGTTATCCTCCTAGGCTACTACAACAGTCATGTACAATTTTTCCATAGCAACAGTTGGTTGTAATTGTACGTTAACCAATACATCTTCCTTGTTATCGCCTTGTGTAGGTACTGGGATATCCTTATCATCGAAGTTTTGGATAGCTCGTACTTTTTGGTACTGCTCAGCAAGATATACAAGGTCACCCCACAAAGACTCACGACCTGCTTGGTCATTAGGGGATTTATCAAGATGTGTTTTATTGAACAATCTAGCATTATCAACTGCCCAATTATCAAGTACACGAACGACTTGGTTAAGAGAGAAGTCTCGGCTTTTAGCTTTACTGAATTCAGTAAATGTGTTGATATCTTTCAATACACGCACATCACCTTGAATGTTACCACCTACTGCATCTGTTACACTATGGAACATGAACATACCATCTTTAATAGCTTGTTCGAGTTCGAACTGTTTGTATTTAACGTTTACTGTGTATTCGCCATCGTAGATCATGTTGCCTACTGTTGCGTTGATATTGCAAGATGCTTCTTGACCTAATGTCCAGTACACTAAAGCGCCTTTTTCGGCACCTTCATCGGTTACATCGTTAAGGATAGAGATAACACCTTCATAATTTACTTTTTGTTTACCATGAATAACTAATTGGAATTTAGCCCCACTTTGTTCACGGCAGCGTTTTGTAAACGCAATAAGCAAATTCTTAACAGTATCGTCAGCACCAGCATAACCGATTGTATTAAAGTAGTAAGGTTCAAGCATATCAAGGCCATTTTGATAATTTTGAACAGTTACAGCACTACCATTAGTGCCACCAGTCAATGCAGCATATGCACTAGCAGTTAATGCACCTGTTTTAGTAAAGATAATGTAATCATTGTCTTTCAATTCAGTTGCATCTTTCAAATTCTTTTGTGTATCTACTACTTTACGAACATCACCAGTTGTAAGGTATGTATTTACAATGAATTTACCGCTATTATCTGGATCAGCTTGAACAGATACACCCAAATCATTACCACGGATGCCCTTATATTTAGCCTTGCCAATAGTGCCAGTTGCCTGAGCACCATCAGAATTTAAGCGGTAGAAGTAACCAGTTTTTAAGCCACGGAATAAATCTCGCAAGCCTTTCATTTTTTCATGGCCGTAATCATAACCAAAGTATTTTTGGCAATCCTTTTGGAATGTGTCGTTATCTACACGGAACACTTCGCCACTTGGGCCCCAATCAAAGGAGAGCATCATCGCACCAAAGCCACGGTCAGATACTTCTGCATATGCTCGGTCTTTGGATACGAAGTTAATATAAGTACCTGGTAATACTTTATTGTGGAATAAGAATGTGCCACCACCTAATGCCATATTTCACTAACCTTTCACAGGCGTTTTTAATGCCTGATTTAAAATTCTATCAATGTCGCTTACCGTATACATTACATCTTCATCAAGAAGGCAAGTGAGCAAATCACGATACCGTCTGTATTTGTCAGATGCAATGATAGTGTAAGCATCAAATTGTTGTTCAGTCGTTACCTCGACTGTTTGTTTTTCATCTGCCATCTTTTACCCTTTCTGTTAATTCCATGTGTTTCATGCGTTCGATTGGCTTAGTTACACTTCGTAAGATATTTTCATAAGTTACAAAGAAATGTAATATACCATCTGACACTTTATACTTCATACCAGTACCCATAATCGTACGTTCCCCAACTTGTACGAATTCAAGGAACTGATACAACACACTAGGAATTCCTAATAACTTTCTTGTATCTGTAACCACATCAAGATTATTGGCGTAATACATGATGTCTAAATCCAACGAGGTATTATACAGCGTTCCAACATGTCTGCTCATGCTCGGCTCAATAACCTTGATATAAGCACATGGGAATGTCATATTATTCTCTTTGAATTCTAGGTATATAGGCACATTCAACTCCTTGTGTACAGTCTTAGATACAGCCGTTAATACATCAGTATCCACCATGATCTTTAATCCATTTCTTTAATGTAATCTCCATAATACGTTTAGCGTTTTTATTGACTACCTTTTCTGCTTTCTCATGCATATACGCACCATCTACCCAAGGTTTCTTTAATCTGCCACCTTGCATGACACCGCCTTTAGATTGACCTATCCAAGGAAGAAATCTCCCAACCTCTTGCCTATGTCCATCATTTAGGAACGATGCATATGATGATGTGTTAAATACCTCAACTTTACCGCTTTGATTGTTTAATTGATATTTACCAATACTCCATGATTGGCGTGTATGTTCGCTATCAAAGTATTTTGTCTGTATCTTTCCATGTTGCATGAATTTTACTGACCTTTTACCAACTGGCGTATTTAACTTTGCCTCACGCACATACACACTTGCCATGTTTTCAACCACTTTTTTATTGAACGCTTGAATATTCCCTGATTGACTTAATTTTATTAAACTATCTTTAAAATCAGTAAAATCTTTTAGGTCGAAATTTACACCCATATCAATGCACCTCTAAATTTTCGAGTTGCACCTCTTGATGGGTGTCATATCGTGCAGAAATTGAGGCACTGCGAAAAAATTGTTTCGTATTTCGCCCTGTAACGGCTATTCGTGAGCCTTTTGGTATGATTACACTAGGCGAACAGAAAAGGCTTGTATACTGCGTAAATTTGGGTATTTCAGCCATATTGGCAATATTCGATGTCTTATATGACAGTCTGCAAGGATATGGGCCGTCAATTTTGGTTGATTTTGCCATTATCCCTGTTTCTTCGTCCATTTGGTCGATTTCGGTTTCAATCGTACATTCGCAATCATAAAGTTTTTCGATTTGCTTTGTATATCTCTCTACCATTTCAGCCGTCGGAAGCATGTCAATTCACCCTCTCCATAATTTACGAATGTTAGAGCCATTTCTTTCAATCTATCCTCTGCACCTTTGCCGCTGAAATTAACTTGAGTATCACCCATTTTAATTTGTGTAGGCACATCGAGGTTTTCAGCACCAACCAACGCAACAATATTAGTCTGTAAATACGCTCCAACCACTCGATACACTATTACATGTTCGAGTTCAGTCGGTAGCGTTTCACAATTAATAATATTCAGTACTCGTCTAGTTTCTGCACTGATTAGGTATTCAAGAATAGGTGTGTCAGTATCAACGCTTTTATTCGTTATCTTCAGAATTAGATTCAGAATTTTTTCCAGCATCCTTCACCAATCCTTTACCCTTCGTATTTTCATCTACGTTAGGATTTTCATTTGTATTCGTGTTTTCATCCGTATTCGTATTTTCATCTACGTTAGGATTAGATACTTTGTGGTATCGTCTTAATAACATTCCCATAATTTCACCTACTATTTTTTAAATGTTGCTTTTACAACTTTGGACTTATTAGTTAATGCTGCAATGTAATGTTCAGTTACTGTAATTACGTTTGTACGTTTCAATACATCACGATCAGTTTCAACTAATGCATCACGTTTCATGAAGATTGTTACTGCTGGAAGTGCTGGAACACCATCTTCTGGTTCTGGTGTAACTTGAACGATATAGTTGTTGAAGTTGCCAGCATCTTCTGCAATTTTGCGAGATACTACAACGTTACAACCAGCGATTTTACCTATTACACCACTAGCCATTACATCGTTGCCGTATTTGTTTTTGTCGATGAAGTTAGGGTCTTTACGCAAAGTTGCTTCTTGTGCTGGGGAAATAAATAAATATTTCACCACGCCTTCTTGTTCTTCTTCAAACTTAGCAACCGCATCAACAATGCCATTGTAAGAGATTTCACTTGTAGAAACAGAAGTAAGTGTAGCACCACTCAATGCAGTCAATACATCATTATCAACTTTAGAGGCAATGGACATGGCTAATTGTTGAGCAGCCGTACCAACTGGGTCGCCCAAACCTGTAAGGATAGCTTTGTCAGTTAATTCAACTGCTTTGCCAGCCTCTTTGATTTTGTAATCATCGTGAGATGCAGTCATTTGGTCTGTATCCATCGGTGTACCTTCAGTAAGGTCTACCGCATCACCGATATATCCCCATACTGGTACTGTTACGCTTTCACCTGGTTGACCTACCAAAGTATTATCGAATGTTGCAATTTGTGTGAATTTAATCGCTTTAGGCAAGCCAGCGGACACCATGTCAGCCATAACTTGCGGTTTAATCATATTAGTAGAAGTAGTTAATGCCATTAGTTATCTCCTTTTGATAATTGGTTATAAAGTTCTTTATTTTCATCGAAAAGTTTAGAGCGTTCAGCATAGTTCATCTTGGCAAATTCCTTGGATGTAATCGTAGGTGTGCCATGCTTACCACCCTCATTGCCAGCTGGTGTGCCTGTTGGTTTTGTGTTTTCGCCAAATAAAAAAGGGTTCTCTTTCATGACCGCATCTAATTGGTCTTTGAGCCCTTTAATTTCGCCGTTTTCAATTGTTGCATCGTTTAGATCTAACAAAGCACGCACAGCCTTATTATTCTTAGATTTGACACCACTCAATGCCGTATTAACGATGTTATCAATTTCCATGCTTTTGATTTTCGCCTCGTATTCAGCAGTTCTTTTGTCTGAATCGGCTTTCAATGCATCGAGTTGTTTCTTTAGTTCGTCGTTACTAGCATTAGCTTTTTGAAGGTTATCAATTTCACCACGTACCTTTGATAATTCCCCCTCCACAGATTTGAGTTTGTCGTTTTTCGCATTAAATTGGTCTTTGGATACGTAATTCTTACCGTAATCTTCTACCACTTTGTCTGCTACTTCTTCACTCAAACCTAACTTCATTAATTCGTCTTTAGTCATATTGACCCCCTTATACAAATACCCATTTCGCTTTATTTTCGTGAGCCACACCTCACGGCTACGGTCTTGTTGTTTTACGCCTAACAATACTAAAACGGCAATTAAAAAAGCAGCCGTTAAGCTGCTTATTAACTAATATATTGTTTTTCCCATTCTTCATAGGATATAGCACCATCATAATCGGTACTCTTATCATCTTTATTTCTGCCTGTTCGCATTTCACCCTCTAACCCCTCTATATAAGGGATAGTAGTAGAACGACAATAACAATGGAATGGCGGAACAGTAACACCAGGTTTAGCATCAACACGTCTAACAATCTTTCTATCCATTCGCCTACAAATAGGCGATGTATGACTGTCTAGCGTGGCTAGTATCTCCAACTTATCAACATCGAGTTCTGCCATGCTATCAAGAAAGCCCTGTTCATGTACTCGTGCCGTCTCTGTTTCTACTAGCCGTTTAGCGTTGCTGTACGATGTTTTCATTCGCTTGCTCAGGTTACCCGCCATTGTGTCGGCACCTTGTCCAATCATCAACGCTTGCGTGAAATCATTCTGCAGGTTAGCTACTAGCTTGACCTTATCACTCCATATGCGACTGCTGAAATCTTGCCCATCATTAGCCCATTGGCTATTTATAACGCTATCCACACGCTTGCCATCAATGCTATTAATCATTGAATACGAGCCTCGTTGCGTTTGTGCAGTATAGGCACTCTTATATACAGATGATCTATATACATCGTCTAACATGTTCTTAACAGATACATTTTGACTATGTGCCATAACTTCGATTTCATGCACCATATTGATATACAGCATTTGCTCACGGCTTAACCGCTCACGTATCGATGCATTAGACAACATTTGTTGATGTTCCTTAGACATTCCGAGTTGTTTCGCCTCATGTTCAAACTCTTTCAAGTCCATCTTAAAGGCTTTCATTTCGTACTTATCTAGTAGCTTTCGTGCTTCTTGTAATGTAATGCCGTTTTCATTGGCAAATCTTCGATACCAATCGTTGATAGCCTTCTCCATTCGCCTTAATGCTCGTGCATACTGCTTTTTGAGTTCCTCATCTGTAAGCGTTGCCTTTTGAAATGATTCATCTAGGATGCGTTCATATCGCTTTTGCCAGTAATCATTCGCCATATTCCTCACCACCATTAGGAATTACAAAGTCAGGCATTAATTCAGCCTGTTCTTTCTTTAATCGCTCTAATTCCTCATTAGTATCTAATGTCCATGGGTGATTGGATACGATTGTTTCATTGGATATGATGCCTACACTATTACGACAATTGTTGATAATTTCACCCTCATTGACTGGTGTGAGTTTATTGAATATAAATTCCACATCATCAAGTGCATTACTACCTAGAATGTTATAGTACTGTCCGATAAACTCTAGCATCTTCTCAAATGATGCTTGGAATTCTACTTCAAGTTGGTTACTATCCAAATCAATATCAGAATACATGCTCATAATGTTCATCTGATTAGGGTTGTTAGCCATTCTATCATCTTTTGCATCAAAGCCACGGCCATTCTCTATAATTGCCGTTTTTAATGCGTGGATAATAAATTGATAGTTAGCCGTATTGACTTCAATATGTAAAGCCTCAACACCACCATCACCATTTACAGTATTAATCTTGACAGCTCCATATTGGGCTAGCTTTTCTCTAAAATCTGCTAGGTCGGTGCCGTCATAATTCTTCAACACCAGAATAGTGTTCCGACTATCCTCCATCATGTTATCCGCTAACATCGAATACATATCATTCAATGCGTCTTGTAAGCACTTAACACGATTGATAATAGGTTGTTCTGTATGATTACCCTTGAAACAGATTAAAGGCACTTGCCCCCAATCATAGAATACGTTGCCAGCGTTAATATAACGTTGCTCGTCTTTCTCTTGATTGATGTACAAGTTTTGATTTTGATAAGTGTAATACTTTACTTTGTCTTTTGTGTAAAACTCAACAAATGTTACCGTCTGATTAGCACCGAGCGGAGCATACACTTCCATATCATACATATACACAAATGCATCTAACTGTGTATGATCATCATCACGCCAAAATGGAAGAATGTTTTCAGGTTTTAAACGCTTGAAAGCAATATCTCCATTTGCATCGATGTATGGATATAAATACCCTTTACCAGCAATCTGCGAATCGCTGCATACGTTTAATAGTGTACGTTGGAATTTACGATTAAATATATCAGTGATGCGGTCGTCTTCCGTCTTAATTTCAAGCGGTTTACCCAACATATAATTTACTTTTTGGTCTACTAAATCATCAATTTTATTATCAACGATTTTATTATTTGGTAGGTTTTGCAACTCCATCAACTTGCCATCTTCGATGATGGTAGTCCGCTTTTTGTTTAGAACATCATGTTTGCCCTCGTAGTATCGCCTACCGGTTAACATGTCTTTTCTATCTTTACCGCTTAAAAATTTTCGTATTTCACTTTGCAAGAATTCACGTTCGGAGATGCCACTATTCCCCTCTATGATTGCTTGCCACATTTCATTAGTTGTTAGCATTGTACCCCCTTACCAGCTAAATCTTGCACCGTCCATGATTTCACGTAAGCCATAACGCACCGCATCAATGGTATGATCATTATGTTTTGGATAGCTAGAAATAAAATTACCATCTTTATCCTGTGCGAATTCGTAAGACATAAATTCACGATACGCATTAGGGCAACGCTTTTTATCAATGTAAATCTTCGCCCTATCAGATAACCACTTGATACTAAAATCACGGCTATCTGGACCTTTACGCACTGGATAGGCTCTTATACCTAGCTCTGTAAATTCTGCTATTGATTTAGGTTCAGCACTATCACAATATACAGGCCTATCACCTACTTTATCCTTAATGAGGTTTACGGCTTTCTTATTGGTTAATTTAGTGCCGTATACTTCATCGTAGATATAAATAGTATCGTGCTTTTCATCGTAGTTCATTTTCATATATACGAATGGGTCAGTAGCAAAACCAAAGTCAATGCCATGGAATACATTATCAAATGTATCTATGATTTCATCTGTGATGTCTAATTCTTCAACGTTAGGGAATACATCACCGCCTGTGCCTGTTACTTCGCCCATATATTCATGAGCGTACAGGTCAGGCCGTGCCTCTTTTAATTTTTCCGCCTCATTTACGAATTGTTGCCCTAACCATTCCACAGGAACCATAGTGTAATCACTTTTGATTACCATTCTATCTGCATCATCTGTTAATTGTTCTACGTTCACCCAATTATCACGGCTTTTAGGTGGATTAAACGAATAAAAACACCAGTACTTATCACCACCACGTAATAAGGACTGGTTTATGTTACGTATTTCATTCATGCCAGCGAATTGGTCTAATTCTTCGAACCATACTATACCGACATACCCAAATGGTAATTTAATTGACTTTACTTTTTGTGGATCATCAACGCCAAGGAATAATATCCGTTGCCCTGTTGGATTATAAATAATCTCTAATGGTGATTTCTTGAAAGTAAACTTATCAGATACACCCAACTTCTCAATACACCACTCTATTTGAGCGTATACGGAGTTTTTTAACGTCTGACCTACTTTACGTAAGACAACCGCATGACAATCTTTGTTACTCATCAAAGTATCGACTACTTCAATACCAACAAATGACGATTTAGTACTACCACGTCCACCAGTTAACCAATAATGCGTGTGTCTGTGCCGTTTAATGTCAGCACTTACCACGTCATAATGTGGAATAATAACCTCAGTCAAATCAACACGCTTAAATGTATCCTGTGTTGGCTCATCATTCTCTGTAAGCCCACCAGATACATTCAATACAAATTCGGCTGCCTTATTATCCCCATTGATTGCATTTACTACTTGTTTCAACACAATAGCCGTCTGTGCGGTTATATTTAACCCCTTAGCACTTGCAAGGCTTTTTATTTTCTCGTCTACTTGACCATCTTTTAACGGAGTATCAAGTAATGTATTGGTTATTTCCTTCCATGTGCGCTTCTCACGCCGTTTCTTTCCGCTAGCTATTCCACCTCGTGAGCAAAATTCACTGCGTTCTTCTTTAGACATTTTGTCAATGCTTTTTAAATTGTCAGTCCGTCTAACTTTGCTCACTTCCTTTCTCTGTTAAATCTCTGTTTACAATATTAATACACGCCTCTACGTCCTAATCTACTGGACTTTGTACTGTTTCTATATTGTTTAGAAACTGCGGTTCCAATAGCATTTTTGCTTACGTCTAATTCATTTAAGCGTTTATTACTAACCTCTCTCTGCTTTGCATATGCTTTATCATATTCTTTCAATTGTTTATTGTTATAGGTTTTGACGGATAGCCCATTACTTTTAGCATGTCTTTCCAATTGCTTAATAGATGTTTTTAAGTTGCTAGGACGTCCATTTTCCAGTAACACGCCAGCATCATTCATTCTGAACATGCTAGTCTTACCATCTTTAAATGTTATCGATATAGCACTTTTTCCACCTAGACCAGCACCTCTACCGCCCATATACTCACCCCTTCATCTTGTCAGTTACTGCATTGCTAATGTATGTTACATCGCAATCGAATGTATACCCAATATCGCCGCCATATACGATTACGTTATGCGGTTTAACTACTTTTATGCATTCGTCCATGCCTTGTACCCATATATCAAATGCATCTTTGTTTCTTTTAACGCCTATTGTTGATACGGCTATCGTTCCGCCTGTTGGTAGCCCATCAAATGCGAAATCATAGCTATCCGCACCAGCCCATGACACAGTAGGGATAACAGTGCATCCATAGTCTTGCATCATTTGACCGATTAAGCGACTTCTGTATGTATTCCATATCATCATAGCTATCGGCATATTCGTGTATAAGCTAAAGTCAGGCGTCAATACACAATCATAATCCGCAAGCATGGTACAGTAATCTTCAGGACTATTCCATACTCTTTCAAATTGGTAATCATCAAGGAAGAAATGAACTCCTACGCCCTCTTGTGGCGGTGTGCTTTTACAGTAATTGAACCCCATTAATGACTTCGGTGCGTGTATCACCTTATCTAGTGTAGGTATGTCATATATCCCTGTGCATCGGTTTTCGTCAAACTCATACAGGTTATACGCATTTGCCGTCCGCTCACGCTCATTTTCCTTTTGTGGTAGTTCCACCTCAACTGTGTCTACTGGGTCAGCAATTTCAAATCCAAAGTCTGACATATCGAAATCAAATATTTCATTCATTTCTAATGACAAAATACCTTTATCCCATTTCGATACCTCAGCGACTTTGTTATCTGCTAATCTGTATGCTTTTATTTGTTGGTCTGTTAGATCATCAGCAATAATACAAGGTACTTCTTCAATCCCCAATGCATGTGCTGCCTTATATCTTGTATGACCGCATACAATCACATTGTTTTTATCAATCACAATTGGTACTTTAAATCCAAATTGTTCAATTGATTTAGCTACCAACGGAACGGCTTTATCGTTCTTGCGTGCGTTCTTTTCATATGGAATTAATTCATGTATGCTTTTCGATACTATTTCCATTATTTAAGAACCTCACCGCCTTTCCGTTTTAGTTTGCCTTTATCCTTGCGACATATTCCGCAATGTGGCTTACAGGAATGTTTAGCCGTTATGTATGTTTGACACAAGCCGTTGTATTCGATTACATCAGCAGTGCATATTCCGTATTTATCGTTGTTTAAGCAGTGCTTTCTATCGCAATGTATCTGTGTCATATTTCCCCTTTTTGATAAGTTTATACAAAAAATGAGATATATCGCCGTGGATATACCTCACATTCTGATAGTTTTATTCACTTATATTGTGTTAATTATTCAAAACCGAAGTTATACCCTCGGACTTTTGCCGATGTAACCACACAGGAATTAGCGTTCCTTCTAAAACGCTGTATCATGGTTAGTTCCTAGGAAACCAATATAACTTCAGTTTTCAGTAATCACTCAAAACCGAACACACCACAATAGATATGACATGGAAACAATTTAGGTTATTTTGGTCTAAAACCTTGTAAAAAATGCAGTATGTTCAGTTTTCAATGGTTATTACACACTCAATACCAACAACTAACAATTTGATGGATCGTAATCGTGTTAGGTTAAGTAACAACAAGAATATGAATAAGTTTCTTTTGGAGGCTGTTAGTTGTCAGTATTCAATGTGTAACCAATGTATGGTAAGTTCGTATCTATGAAGTTGATAATGTATAAGCTCTAATTGAAGATATTCGACTTACCCTATATCAGTTATGCAGTAGTTTACATATAAAATTTTTGTCTTAACACATACTTCAAATTGAAATTAGGAAAAAGTATAGTGTTATTTCCTTACTAATCAAATATGGTTGCGCTGCTACTCTGTGTCCATCGATGAATTTTTCTATACCACATTTTGCCCATATACAACAAAGGCACGCTCTTATTTGGGCGTGCTTGTTGTTGTATTTTGATTTGTCCATAAGGAAAGAGTGAGTACAAGTCGCTTAGTGGCAACTTCTACATATATATTATACCTAATAGCAAACTATAGATACACGGACAATCACGGACATTTGCGGACATTATAGGACAAGTTTTTGTCCAAATTCAAGCAACGCTTTCTGCTTGTATCTCTTCGCTTGTTTTGTTGAGTAACACCCAATCATTTTGTATGCATCCTCGGTTGTATTATTTAGTACAAATTCATAACGTAGGATAATTGCACCCAGCTTTTCATCTAGTGCATCAATTCTATTGATCGCATCGCATTTCAATTTAGATAACTCATCAATACGCTTATCACGTTCTGCGACTGTGTCCATAAATCTTGATACACTAACCTCTAAGCCTTGCGGAGTGCCGCCACCTGTAACCCTATCCTTACTGTAATCAATCGCACCTATAGATGTAAGGTTCGCTCTTAACTGGTTGATTTCTTCCTTGATAGATGCAATTTGCACATCTACTAACTTTACTGGTTGTAGATACTCAACCGCTTTTTCTATTAGTTGCTTTTCGTCTAGTTCACCCAAACACTTCACCTCACTCTTTAAAGCCACCATTTATAGCTATTAAATACACCAATACACACCATGCTATAAAGATAATTGCATTTGCATAACCATTGTTTGTATTACTAACCGCTACCGCTAAACAGAAAAACATAAACCACATCATGTATTTATACCTCTGCTAGTTTTGCGTAATTCCAATGTCCAATTGAAAGTTCACCAGTAGCAGTCCACGATGTTTTCCCATTTAGCCACCCATATACATTTCCATTTTCGTATCTCGCAAAATATCTTTTAATCCATTCTTTATTATCGTTACTAACTAATATAGGTGTATCAACCTTTACTTTAGACCAATCAACAATGCCTAATTCTTCTGCAATGTCTAATATTCCGCACCTATCTATTTTAGGCATTATACTACGTATTGCATTAACACACTTTGTGGTTCCGCCACTCGTTACCTCTAGTATATTACCAGTCATAACAGGCTTTTTTGTTGTTAAATGTGCAACTCCACCTATATTCCTAACGTAATACCGCCAGCCATCATCATATAACTTTTGAAATAACCACTCTCTACCTTGTTCATCTGTGATCATACTGTACCCACGCTCCTCTATCCTCATTCCATCTAAATTCAACTACATCATATATTTCAAAATCATCAATGGTTTCACTTACCTTACCTATATAGAACACTTCCTCTTCACTCTCTACTGTAAGCTGACATAAGAAATCAAATGCATCTTGATAACTTTGAGGTGCGATGTAAAAATCGGAGTGTTCTACGTAACCGCTATAAGCTATTGTCAACATATTTTCTACTCAACGCATTATAAACTTTATGCTTTATATCAAGTCTTACGCTATCAACAAAGAAATCTAATCTTATACAATTCTCTAATTCAAACATTGTCGATAATTTAGTTATAGTTTCATTAGAAATCTTATATTTAATTTTTACACTACCATCATTTACTTCTATATCAGGCTTAACAATGGTATCGGCTATAACTATTGTTAATGCACTAGATAGCAATTCTAAATTAACCCTACTCATACTCACCTCTTATGATAGGGCGGATATTTCACCGCCCATATCTCGCTTTCTTTATTTCCCAGTACTACCATAACCACCAGCACCACGTTCTGTTTCGCTTAATTCATCTACTTCTAATACATCAACCATTGCTACTGGTACGATGATTAATTGTGCGATGCGATCACCTCTAAATATCATGTAATCACTACAAGATACATTTTCATATGCAATACTTAGTTCACCTCTATAGTCAGCATCGATAACACCAATACTATTTGCACACCTTAAAGGTGTCTTACTCATGCTACTTCTTGGCACTAATAACCCCATATGACCTTTTGGAATTTCAACTGCTATTCCTAATGGTATTTTCTTTTGACTATCAGCAGGCACTTTGATGTGAAATGGACAATATAAATCTAACCCAGCTGCATCTTTACTGCCTCTTGTTGGTAACTGTGCATACTCACTCACACGCTTCACTAACACTATTCCATTCACCCCAATTCTTTGCTCTAGTTAATTGATTGCTTGTTATATTTAATGCAGTCATAATTTGTCGATTTGTTAAACCTTTCTTGCAAAGTGCAATAACCTTATCAATCAATTCAAATTCCTCTTGTGTACTCATTCTTCTCCGTACACCTGTACCTTTACCACCTACAATTTTGATTGCCTCATTAACATCTAGGTTTCCCAATATTACAGATGCTAATGCTAACCAATTTTTGCAATTATAAGGTATTCCGTATGTCGATGTATTAACCGCCACATTCCTCACTCCATTCACTTTCCTTATATATACGGAAAAAATCATCCGCACTTAACACTACCAACCAAGGCTTATTGCTTTTTTTCCAAGCCACTATAGGCATATCACCACTTTTCTGTGCATCATGTTCCGCTTGTTCGTATGCCTTGCGAACGTTCAGATTTTCCACAAACTTTACCTCTTGGTGAATATTTGGTAAGCCTACACAGTCGCTGGCATCACCAGTATTACCACAGTACTGTGCAGTTCTACGGACTTTATCGAACCCATGCGACCTACAAACATCTCGCCACATTCGTTCGCCCCTAGCACCTTTTTGTTTGCTATTTATTGGCAACGATCATCACCCCTCATTTTGCAAATTCCATTAAATTTGTTTGTATTTTTACATCGCTTAACATTTCCGCTTTAGCTTTTGCATACATTTTTCTGTCAATTTCAAATCCATATGCACTTCTGCCTAGTTCCATAGCAGCCCTTAACGTACTACCGCTACCAGCTACTGGGTCAATTACTACATCGCCCTCGTCTGTAAAGATTTCAATCAATCGTTTAAGTACACTTACAGGTTTTTGCGTTGGATGTATATTAGGAACGATATTCTTGTTATCTCGTTTCCATTCAAAGTGATCGAATATCATCTTTTTATTGTTGTTAAACTTTGGAAGTTTTTCACGATACAAAACCAATGCATATTCTGTAGCACCTACAATACGCATATTCGCCTTTAAGACTTGCGCACTATAATTTTTATTGAATGTAATAGGAATGTAGTTTTTAAACCCATGTTTTTTTTGCATATTCAATAACCATTGGCATTTGTTGGAACGAACAGAACACAATCATACACGGTGCTTGCCCTCGTTCTTTTGGTTCTTTTTTTAACAACCTATTGCAAAAGTGAAAATATTCTGCAATGTTGAAGTTGTAATCAGAATTGAAGAACGCTTTACCAGCTTTTTTACTTTCGCCGTTTTTATTATCGCCGTCTACATACCACATAGGATTACTCGCATAGGCATTGTTTCCTAGATTATATGGAATGTCAGCAATAACTAATTGTGCCTTTGGTATTCCATATCTTTTAAAATTCTGAAAATTATCATTAAATAGCTCTACTTTCATCTATTCACCCATTTCATACATCCAATTCGCATATAGTACTCCTTTTCTTGTTCATTTAACTTAACAGAACCATTTATTCGTTTTGCTCTTTTCACAAAACCACCAAAAGTGTAAATATTACCTCTACAATCGAATGTATCTATCTCATCAATTAAGATTAGACCAGCATCACCAAGTAATTCATCAATCGTTTCATAGTGATCATCATATAAATCTCTTGGTATTGCATAGTACAGATACATCACATTGTGATTATCGTGATAACGTGTTTTCTTGAAATCATTTCTGAAATCATTTATATCCGTTTTGATTTCAACCTCTGTTAAGTGCAAAGCGTTTAGATTGAAATATACAAAATCAGCCTCATAAGGTGGCTTTCCACTATCCCTCATCATCACATTAGGTATGCATACATTTTTAAGAAACAGATGTTGTCCTAACGCATATTGAATATCTTGTTCCGTCAAACAATCCCCCCCTCTACATATTGTTCACATCGTTTTAAAATATCTTTTACTAATTCCAACGGAATATTTGACCTTGTGTTATATCGATTACCATTACTTTTTAAGTCTGCCCATCGTAAATTAGACTTTATATTGTCATTTAATAACTTTAAATCGATATTACTACCAAATTTAGTTGGTTTCTTAACTGGGTAATCGTAGTTGTTGTAATAGGTTAAATTCTCATAAGGAACATCGAACCCTATTACATTTTTGATGTATTCCCATATCCGTCCATATGCTGGGTTTTCAATCACGAATACTTTAGGTTGATACCGCTCAATGATTTTCAATGTGTTGTATATGCACATCTCACCATTGATACGTGTTAGAAATGACTTATCATACTTGAATTGGTAGTTTTCATAATCAATGTGATTTCTGATTGTGAATTTACTACCTTGTTCGTACTCACCAAATAGGTTTATCGTCATATCCTTTTCTTGTTTCCAACACGCATTACCGCCTTTCATCGCACTTGCTACACTCCAGCTTTCACAAGGTGGACTAGCTAGAATAACATCAGGTCTATCCAGCTTGTCCAACTGTTCCCATAGTGCATTTGGTTTATGTAGCGTATTAACTGCAAGGTCTTGGTTAATACACGCATCACCAATTCCTATTGATGTGATCGTGTGTTGCCCCCCATATTCACGTTATATTCATTTACTGCTTGACGATAGCAGCCATTACCATCATCAAATAACCCCCAAATGTGCATAGGCTATTTGCTTTCTTTCAATCTGAAACTTTCTGTAATAGGCACACCAGCCTCTGTTGGAATGTAAATGATTTGGTCTTTGCTATCTTTCAAAGTATCAACCCATAACCAATGGATGTATGCCTCATTGCCTTTTAACGATTGACCGATGATTTGATTGGCTTTTGCCGTACCCTCTGCACGTTTGACCTCTGCTTGTGCTAGGCTTTCCGCACTATCTAGTTTTGCCTTAGCCTCTAGCACCGCAACTTGTCTATTTTGTTCCGCTCTAGCAAGTTCAGCCTCACCAGCTTTTTGTTGTTGCCATACCATATACATTGGAACACCAAACGCAAAACTCCATACAACCGCACCAATCATAACTACTACCAATAAAGCGGATACAATCTTATTCATATTTTTACTCCTTTACATAATCTTCAATACGATAAGTTTTTGTTTCTTGTACTACCCATGATTTGTTTTCGTACCCATGACGTTTTTCCCATGCTTGGAATACTTTTGTTAATTCTTCGCTTAGTTCGTCCATGTGTTCGTTTTTAACATCTTTCATGTAATCTTCTGAATATTCTGCAATTTCATCATCCAAGTCATAATCAAGCACATTCCAAATCGCTCGTTCACCATCTACTTCAGGTACGTAGTAATAAGGATGCCCAACTCTCACCACCTCGATATCACATTCCCCTAAATAACAATGATCACTATCATACGCACCAAACAAATCTTTTTGGTACTCCAAATAATCTTCGATAGCCTCTTTAATGCTATTTTGTGGTTCGCCAGCCACTTCGTCCTCACACCAGCAACATTTTGTTTCATCTTTTACCAGTATCGTTACTCACTCCTTACCATGAACGGCTATCACTATATTCATTGAAATAAACATCTGTATTCGTGCGTTTTCTTCTTAAATCAACATTCGTAACATACAGATAATCACCAGCAATAAACACAAAATCATAAGTGCCATTAAACTTTTTTCTTCTAGCCACCTCTTTGTACTTAGTGTTTCCACATAATTTTCTTATCGCATCAACTGCATATATTTTTTCAACACTCATACTTCACTCCTCTTAGAACGGAATGTTTTCATCTTGTGGACTTTCAAAGCTATCAAAGTTAGATGTACTAGCATCATCATTCATTAATGATGTGCCGATAAAACCAGCAACAACTTCTGTTACATAGCGTTTCTGCCCATCAGCAGTTTCATAACTACGTGTTTGAAGTCTACCCTCTACAAACGCTCTATTGCCTTTTCTCAAATTTCCTACGCTTTCGCCTAGCTTTCCCCAAGCTACACAGTTGATGAAAGCGGTTTGTTCTTTTGCTTGCCCCTCACTATCTAAGTAAGTATTGCTTGCTGCAACTGTGAATGTTGCAACTGCTTTACCTGTATTCGTATAGCGCACTTCAGGATCACGTGCTAAATTACCTAAAATTTGTACTGTATTCATATATCAATCTCCTTAAATCTTTTGCTCGATACACATTGTGCCTTTGTACACATTGATAATTTCCTCTAGGTTTTCAAAGGTCTTTGCATCTGCTTTCATAATCATTTGCATCTGTTGAGATGCCTCTTCCTGCGTTTCCACATTTAGAGGTATCTCAATAGTGATTACCATTTTTCGTTTTTTACTTAGCATTTACACCTCTCTAGTAGTAATACATTCCGTTTAAGGATGCCTCTGTATCTTCAATGTACACATCGTAATCTTTGTGAATGTGGCAATCGACTGTTGCCTCGTTACGCATAATTTCTAGTAAGTTTTCAATCTTTGTTCTTGCCTGCGCCTCATTCGTAGCCAGTACTGTGAAACTTACATTGAACGATACATTCACGCTTGTTTCAAACTCTTTTATTCGTTCTTTCATCTATCCCCCTATAGCACTTTTCAATAATGCTTTACCTTTATCAGATATTTGGCTATTTTCGATTATCTTTGCTACATCGACTTGTTCTTTTGCTACCTCTACCAAGTTACCTGTAGCAGTCATTTCGATTTGCTTTTGACCTGCATTTAGTAACGCTCGTTCATACTCTGCCTTTTCTCTTGCCTTTAACAATAAGTGATTATCCTTAATTGAGTTAGACAATCTCAATCGTTCACGTTCTCTTGTTTCTTGCACTTCATAGTTTTTTACAAACTGCGCTCTACATGATGTTTCGTTGAAGTTATCGCCGTTTTGAGGGTCAAACGATTTCCATATTGCTTTGGCACATTGCTTTGTTAAACCCTCTAATTTGTCTAACCCTTTTTCGTAGCCATATGATCGTGCTACTTGATACACCCTTTCCCATGCATCTTGTGCAGTAGGAAGTTCCTCATGTGCATTTACAAAGGCACTTAATGCGGAACATTCCTCTCTGATTTCTGCAATCGTTGGTAAGAATTTACATCTATCAATCAGATTGCTTATTGCTTGTTCAAGGGTAACTGGGTTTACGTTGGATAACTTTGTTACATACAACATCATTCGTTGCTCTGACATATCAGTAGACCACGCTATCTGTAACATTGATAGTGCTTTCAAAGTCTGTTGCTGGTTGTTCAGTATCTACACCCCCTAACTTATTCATCAAATTATTAACTACGTTGATTGCATCTTCCTTGCTATTCTTTTTAGAATTAGGTTTTCTGTATTCGCTACGCTCCCAAGTCCTAACCGCTGCTTTCCAATCTTTCATGGAGTTCTTTCCTACTTTCCAACCATTACTTTCGTAATGGTCAAAGAATTGTTCAGCGTTTACATTGTTGTTACGTTCGATACAGTATTGTTTGATTTCGGAGATAGAGGGTTTATCAAAACGCTTGCGTTTTGTTGTAGTGCTTTTTGCACTACTATGTATCTCTTTCTCTATCTCTATATCTTTCTCTAACTCTATCTCTATCTCTGGTGGAGATTTCTCGGAGATTTGTAGGAGATTTGTCTGGACATTTGTCCTATCACTTTCTATTCGTTGTCGATATTCCCTCTTTCTATCAGCCTCGCTACTTCCTCTACCAATGAAGTTTTGAATATCTAACATGTAGATTGCACCATTTTCTAGCACATCGATTAGTCCTAAGTCTTTGAAGATTGATAGTGCTTGTTTAACTGTTCCTATTTGGTGTCCAGTTACACTTGCCAGCATTTCTGCGTTATAAGGAATGCGATCATTAACCACCAACTTTCCATCATTCTTTAGACTTCGTAGGTAGAGTTTTAAAAGAATATTGCTATACAAGTACCCATCTTTCATACTTTCCAATATCTTCAACTCATCACTATCAAAGAAATTATCTTTTAATCTAAGATAGTAATATTTTTTGTTGTCGCTCATAGGCTAGTCCTTGTTTAGACTTTCGATAAACTCTTCTTCTGTTAAAGGTTTACCTAGCATGGCAATTCTAGTAAGTACTTTTGCGATTTCCTCTCTCTCGTTTTCTACAATCAATACGCTATTAACCATCGCATAGATTGCATCTAGTTCTTCAATTATTCTATTATTGAATGTTTGTTCACCTTGGTCTGCTTTGTAAAACTCAATACGATTTTCAACATATGCACTAATCATTACTAATTCGTTCATATTCATCTGTCCTCTTTTCTACTTCCTCTAACAAGTGTTTGCGTATCTCTTTTGCGAACACTCCATGTGCTTGATTGTGGCATTGCATACACAAGCAAGCTAAATTCCTCAAATCACTTAAACCGCCTTGTGAACGGAACACTATGTGGTGGCATTGTTCCGCCCTGTAGCCACATATAACGCATTGTCCGTTATCACGTTCATAGGCTTGTTTTCGTGTTACCGAATACAGTTTGTTATCTCTTTTCTTTCTGTTGTTCACTCTCCCACCCCTCTATGAGTGATTGAATGTACTCACTAGGTTCTAATTTGATGCCTAGTTGTTCACATTCATCTGTTAGACAATCAATCAATCTTGCCATCTCTTTTGTTGTATAAACGCTGCTGCCGTGGTAACACATAATATTGTGATAACCTTTGATGCTTTTACATTCACCAGCATCTTCGGCTAACCATCCGATGCCGTGTGATTGCCATATTTGTATATAGCGTTCAACTGCATCTTCTCGGACTGGAACATATGTGAAATGTCCACAGTCCTTGATAGCTTTTTTGTACACATCTTCTTTTGTTGTGTAACTATGCTTGCTTAATTCAACTGCAATCTTCTGTGCTATAAGCCAGCAGTAAGAATTGGCATTTAGACTTCTTGATTTAGTTTTACGTTTGATTTCTACTGTGTACTCTTTGTCAGTAGTAATCTTTGATAGATCATTGTCCTGTGGTGCAGGTATTACTACCATTACACCTAGTGGCCCTCTTAACAGTCCTACGTTAGTTGTTGTCCACTTCATAACCTTTTACCCAGTCATAGAGTTTTGACATTTGATTTCTTGTAATGTTATCAATCACACCAACACCAAACATTTCTGTTAGTTGGTGCGCTACTTGTTCTTCATTTAACCCATGTTCTTTTGCCATCTTCAAAATGATTGCGTATGCATTGTGAGGGTCAAAGTCTTTTTCTTTCTTTTCTTTTTCAGCCGCTGCATTAATTTTTGTATCTTGTAAACCTCGGTATACATCAGCACCTACACCAATCATTTTTGCTGCAGTACCTAATGCATCTGTAACCGCCATCTTGAATGCCTCATCATTTCCGTGGTAACCATTTTTATCTTTTTGAATTAAGAAATCGCCACCATAACCAGGAATTGGTTTGCTCCACTCGTTACCATCTTTGATATAAAGATTTACTTTTACATAAAGCATCGTTTCGCCAGTAGCCTCTACCAAAACTTCTTTTGTTTCTACAATGTCAAAGTACCAACCAATGCCACACATACCATATGTTTCGGTTAATATTTCCCATCTCCATTGAGGTGAAATATCATACTTGCCTTTTAGTTTTCCAAACTCGATTGGCTTTAAAGCTGATTGCGGTACACTCTTAACCGCTATATATCTACTATCCATCTATACCTCTTTGTACTTGTAACCACGCATTTCCAAGAAATCAGTTAAATCTTTTGCATCCTCTTCGGTTAAGTCATAAACAGTAACTGTTAAACCAGTTTTTGTTTCTACAACTTCGATTGTTTCAACTGGTTCATTTGTGATGCTTGCTCTTGCTGCCTCTTCCATTTCGTTACGTTCCGCAAACTTTGCGTTGATTAACTCTCTAGCTTGATCTAGTGGCATATCTTGTACTACATTCCAACACTCGTTAAATGTGATTGGTGTTGCTAGTTCATATTGCTGGTTACAAGTATCTACAACAAACTCAATCATGCCTTTTTTCTCTGCTAAGATTTGTTTATAATCATCATCTGATTGTTGACGCTTTGAGATTTCAATCATCATTCCCTCAATGGAAATTTCAATATCTTTCATCTTTGCAGTTTTATTTAACCAGCGTTTATCATGTTGAAGTTGATTTGCGTACTCTTCACGCACTCCATATTTTTCAACCATCTTTTCGATAAACTTATTGATAGCATCTGTTTTAGCTTGTACCTCTTTTTCATCAAAGTATTTAATTTGTTCTGCAAGTGGCTTTTCTGCATCGTAAACAACTTTCAATACTTCGTTTACTTCTTCTTCAAACAACTCAATCGGTCTTTTGAGTTCTCGTTTTTTCTCTTTACAGAATTTATCTAGTGTTGTTCTGTACTTAACTATTTCATTTTTAGCACTTACCATTTCCTTATAGTTTTCTTCGGTTACTACAAGTCCTTTGTACTTTTCTAGTTGTGCTTCAAAATATGTTTTGATTTCGTCTTTGTTCCATTTGAATACTTGTTCTTTTTGACTAACAACTGGTGTTAAATTAATTTCCATTTATTTCACCGCCTTTTGTTGTTCAACTTCTGCCATGAGTTTTTGCACTATAGCCTCTAATTTAGAGATACGGCTATCTTTGTCTTTTGCCTCTTGAATGTAGTCGCTACCTTTACCAGTTTTGAACGCTACGTTCAATGTGTATTGATTTTCACCGCCAAATGTCATACCAGCACCAATCATTACACGTTCATTAGGACGATAGAACACTCCCAATGCTACTGCGTTTGCATTGCGGTAATGTCCATAGCTAACCGCATAAGACGCTTTGTCATTGCGGTTAAAGTCTAGCGGATGTAAACCGCTTAATGCTGCGGAGCTTGCTCCTAGTTTATTCATGCGTTGGTTAGTAGCGTGAATTTCATTTCCGATATTATTTTGTCTATTTTCAAGTGCAGTAATACGGCCTTCATGATTAACTGTTGTATCATGCAATGTTGCAATTTGACCTTCATGATCATTCACCACATCACCGAGCATATTCAAACCCACTGCAATGTCTTTGATATTATTTTTGTTTTTCGCAATTTGCTTTGCATTTATTTCTACTTCATCAACTACCGCATATAATTGACTGCCATTGATTGCATCTAGGCTATCCGCATCAATACGTCCAGCAGATACATTTTGAAGTTGTCTATTATAGTACTTAACACCGCCAGCACCAGCACGTTCACGAGAGCCAAAGGATACTACGCTTGCTGGTTGCTCTCCAGCAAACACATGACGAATACCATTGATTGTGATGCCATCTACCCCAACCGCATCATCGGTAACGCTATTTGTACCGATGGCTACGGAGTTTTGTTTATCAGCGATGATATTATTGCCGACTGCTACAGCATCAATTGCAGTTGCTTGTGTATGAGTACCGATTGCCATAGCACCCTGTCCGCTTGTTTCAGAGTTAGCACCGATAATGGTTTGTTCCATATCGCCAGCCATTTTGTTGTTGTAACCGATTACAGTTGATTGATTGCCTTTGATGTCATTGTTATTAGCACCAATTACAACGCTATTTTCACCTGTTAGGTTATTTGTACGGCCAATCGCTACGCTAGATGTACCGCTTACATATGCACCATTACCAATGGCTACTGTGTCATATGCTGATGTTCTAGCTTGTGAGCCGATAGCATATGTATATTCAACCAACGCCTCTGCGTGGCTACCATACGCTAGGGAATTACGTCCAGTTGCTTTACTGTTATTGCCGCCTACAAAAGAGTTTGTACCGCTTGCCACGTTGTTTTCACCAAATGCTACTGCATTATTTGCATCAATCGTGTTTTGATAGCCAAATACTGCACTACTATGAGATGATGCGGTGATTGTGTTGTCTGTACCGCCCAACGTGTTATTATTTGCACTCGCTACGTTTACTGCTAATGCGGAAATACCTAATACTAAAGTTGCTTTTTTCATGTTATTCATTGTTTTAATCTCCTATATTTTGTACAATACAGGTAGAGTGTTATAGATCATCACTCTACCGAGCCTACCGAAAACTTCTTCTAAATGCTTTTCACGGTAGGCTCTTTTTCTTTTTCAAATTCATGGATATCATCGAGCCAATATCCAGCCAAAATCCATAATGTAATACCTAACATGGTTTGACAAAACCAAGTCCAAAAGTCTATTACATCAAGTTGTAGGCTACCCATAGCACCTACTGACAATATCGCACCAATAATCCGTAGTGCGTAACATAGTTTAATCACTGTTGAATACTCCTTATAGTGCTAATTTCATAAGGCTTATGATTACAAATAAGCTAATGCCAGCACTTAATCCTAAAGCCAATATCCAAAGGCAAAATATACCAATCTCTGTGAGTAGCTTCATTCTTTACCAGCCTCTTTTCGCTAGTGCATCAACAACCATCTGACACGCACTATCACAATCCCATTTGAAAGCATTCCATGCAAAGTCATATGCTCGCTTTTGTTCAGATACACTTAGTTCTTCGCTTTCAATTCTTCTAACCCAACTTTTCGCATTTCTTTTGAAATTCAATCGTACGTTCATTACAATCACTCCTTACTTTGGACACTTTAGTTTTTTTCCATTCTTCAAACTCGGCTATGTTATTTTGGTTTTGATAAAACTCATAAATTGCATTTAGAAACCAGTTCATGATAATTCACTCATAAATCTATTGATAAAATAGATTTGACCTTTGCCTGTTACCTTTGGCGTTTTAGTAATTCGCAATGTACCGTCTGAATTGACTATTGTTGTTTCTTTGATCTCAAACAATTTCATATCCATTGATTTTTGCGTTGGTATATTTTTACTAGAACCACATTTTATTAAGTAGCCATCATTTCTCAAACGTTCAAATAATCGATTTTGACCGATGCTATATCCGTTTTGTCTTAATAATTTAGCTAACTCACCAACCAAGATACTTGTATGACTCGCATTAACCGCATCAGCAAACACTACTTTCGGTTTCTGTTCCTCTAGCAACGCTCTTGTTTTGTTATGTTCTTCAATTTCATTAGCGTATGCTTTCAAGGCATCTGGTAATGTTTTAGGAATATTCATGTTATAAGAGCCATATTTTCTGATGCTAGGTAGTACTTCACTTGTTACCCAGCGTCTAAATTGTTTTGCGTTTGGCAATTTGCTAGATAGTACCAATGAATAAAGTCCGCTTTCATTAATCAAAATCGTTTCTTTATTTTGATTACCATCAAACACCATTGTCTTTGTTCTATCTTCTTCATCAGTATGTCGGTTTACATCTCGACTACCGTTTTGGTACCCGAGAGTATCAGCGACGTCCTTTGCAACAAACCAAGGTTCATCGCCTTGTAATAAAACTCGTACATTCCCAAACATTGCATTGTTAAATACTTGTAATTCATTCATCTAATCACGCTCCTTTTTTCAATTATCACGGCGGACATTTTTGTCCATCGTCTAAGTTGTGGACTTTTTCGTCTGTTACTAGAACTAGGACTTTTTTGTCCATATTCAATTGTATGAAATATCGTACACTTAGGTTAAAAAAATTTGGTCTAATGACATGTCAATGTTCATTGCCTTTTTGATTTCAAAGGCCTCTTTTAATGTAAAACTAGACTTACCATTCATCTTTTCATTCAAAGTCTGATATCTGATGTTAGTTGCTTTTGCTAGGTCTTTTCTTGTCCAACCCATTCTCGCTAATTCAGCATTTAGATTTTTGTACATACACTCACCACCTTTCATGTTCTATCATTTCAGATGTACGTTATTTCGTTCATCTCTATGGCTTTAGTATATCTTGATATTTCGGACACGTCCAATAAATTCTTGTTGAAGTTTCGTTTAAATTTATTTAATGTTTGAAATATCGGATTTAAATATTGATATTTCAGACACATGATGTTATTCTATATATGTAATTAATATTATTACAGTTTAGGAGTTTACCATGACGAGAGAAGAATACTTAAAGGCACGAATTAAAGAGTTCGGCTCACAACGTGAGTTCGCTAAATTTGTAGGCATACCTCACTCTACATTATTTTCTATATTGAAGAACGTTGGCGGTGCATCTATCGATAACATACTTAAAATATGCAAAGGCCTAGGTATATCTGCTGATGATCTAGCGGAAATGGAAGATGTTGAAGATACGCATAAAGGCTATTATACTAATCCAGAAACGGCTGAATATGCTGAAATGTTACGTACTCGGCCAGGTGCTAGACTTCTATTCTCGGCAGCGAAAGACATATCAAAAGACGATTTACAAAAAGCCGTGGAATACATTGAGTTTTTAAAGTCTAAAAACAAATAATATTAGGGAGTGTGTTGTATTGGTAGTGAATATAATTTACTGCGATTTACCATGTGTTAAGGCCATATCAGAGGAAACAGACGATATAGATACGCATAATATATATGTGAATAAAAACTTGCCACATGATAAAATGAAAGCAGAAATACGGCATGAGTTATCTCATATCATCAATGATGATTTCTATTTAGATAGTCATGTTAATTTAGTAGAAGAAATGGTAAGGCGGTATGATCTAAAAGACGAAAATCTAACAGATGATATTAACTTCTACCATCATTTCAAGTAAGGGAGATAAGGAAATGAAAAAGTTAGTTGTGTTGTTGTTATTGGTATTGTGTATTCCACTTGCTATATTTGCGAATGATAACCGCAATGTAATTGGTATATCTCACAATATGGAAGTAAGTGTTGGTATTGATTTAAATAGTATTAACGTAATCAGATACGAACCGCCTTATTACATTATCAATGTAACGGAATATCACAAGAATTTCGCCAAAGGTTTATGGGGAATGCGCACATCACAATATTTCTTTGACTATAATAAGCAGGAAATACAAACAAAGACATTAAAGCAATATACAAGTGATGGTTCATCTGAATTTGTCGAAGATGAATATTACAATACAGATTTAAGAACTGCACAAAAGGATAGTCTTGCTTACCTAATAGGTAATTACATATTCTATAAATCTTATGGAATGTATTTTTCAAAGGAATTACAAGACCAATACGGAAATCGTGATGTACTAAAGAAATAAAAAAAGAGCCACCTACACAGGTGGCTTTATTTGTAGAGAGGCTTAACTATGGAATTATCAAAAGGAGTTATATACGCTCGTTATTCATCTGATAAACAAAGAGATGAAAGTATTGAAGGGCAAATAAGAGAGTGCAAGGCATATGCAGAGCGTGAAGGTATTATCATTACTCACATTTACACAGATAAGGCTTTATCGGCAAGAACAGACCACCGCCCAGAGTTCCGTCAAATGATTGACGATGCAAAGAAACACAACTTTGAATATGTCATTGTATACCAATTAGACCGATTTAGTCGTAGCCGTGAGGATAGTGCAGTTTACAAGTCTATTCTAAAACGTAATGGTGTCAAGGTAATAAGTGCAAAGGAAAATATTAGTAGCGACCCAGCTGGTATTATCCTTGAATCTGTATTAGAAGGCATGGCGGAATATTATAGTGCGGAATTGGCTCAAAAGGTTAAGCGTGGCATGACTGACAACGCATTAAAAGGCAAGATGAACGGCACGCCTACACCGCTAGGATATGACAAAACAAAAGATAATTCACTCATTATAAACAAGCGTGAGGCAAAAATCGTAGAACGTATCTTTGAAATGTACCTAAAGGGACACTCTATACCCTCTATATGCTCGTTTCTAAATTCCAAAGGGTATTTATCTAAGAGAGGCGGAAAATTCTCATATGCGGTCATTAGACGCATTTTAAGCAACGAGAAATACATCGGCATCATGAAATGGAATGACATTATAGTAGAAGGTGCTATTCCTTCTATTGTTTCAAAAGAAATATTTGATAAAGTACAATCAGCAAATAGCCGTAGAATTAAATTAAAGGCATCTAGGAGCGAGTTTTACAATTTGTGTGGTAAATTATATTGCGGAAAGTGTAACGCTCATTACGTGGGCTCTACGGCAACTTCTCGGAGCGGCGAAAAGCATTACTATTATGTGTGTAACAACAGACGAAAACATCACACTTGCGATGCACCAAATCTAAAACGTGAAATTGTTGAGGATATTGTCATAAACAAAACACTTGAGATACTCAATCAACCTAATACTATCGAGCAATTAGCAGAATTAGCCATCAAAGCCAATAAAGATATGATGAGTACAAGCGAATTAGAATTACAATCCGTCAATGATCGCATAAAACAATTGCAATCAGAATTAGATAATTATATGAAAGCAATCGCCAAAGGGTTTATATCTGATACGTTACAAAACCAAATTGAGAAAACAGAGGCGGAATTACAAGACCACATGACACGCCGTGCGAACCACGAAATAGCAAGTAATCAAATCCAATTAACTGCAGAACATATTGAGTTCTTTCTACACAAAATGGCAAAAGAAAACCCTACCACCAAACGAGGCAGAGCAAGCATTATCGATACTTTTATAAAGCAAGCTACCATATTTGATGATAGGGTTGAAATTGTATTTAATTATAGCAATGACCTGCCCCAATTTAAGGAACAGGCCATTACTTGTTCGCACTCATGCGATATGGTGGACCACCAGGGGTTCGAACCCTGGACACCCTGATTAAGAGTCAGGTGCTCTGCCAGCTGAGCTAGTGGTCCATGACACGACTAATTATATGCCTATTTTATAGGAATGTAAAGAATATTTATTACATTCCTATAAAACATATACATCAATATCGTCCTAGCCAATCCTTCATCGTATTACAAGCCTCCGTAGGGAGAATATCACTAGTTCCTACGCAGTCAGTACCACTATATAGTTGAAGAACACTATGCGTACGACTTACCTCTTTAATAATAATATTTGTCACATCAGCCTTTGGCACATTAAATTGCAATCCATAACGTCCCTTGTAAGTAATGACAGCAGATTTTGTATCGTATTCTATATGGACTTGAAGCATCTTGCCACCAGGCCAACATTCTTCAATATGTTCCTTTGATCTTGGTTTTAGAAAATCAAAAAATCCCATA